CTACCAGTAACTAAATCTCCGGTTTGCCATTCAAAACCTGCGCCATCTATTATACCTGAAGCAACATCAATAACAAAATCTGTCTCACCATTACCAATAGTAGTAACGGGTGCAGTTATAACAACAGCTCCAATACCGTTACTAATTGATAGAGAACCCGAGCCGGGTCCAGTGATACTATCAGTAACATCAATACCACTGGTAAAGGTTTGCTTGGCAGTAAATGTCTGAGTATCGCTTAAATAAGCTGGAGATTGCCAAGCAAGAGTAGCTGACTTACCAGCTACAGATTGAATACCAAGTACTTGTTTAGTCAAACCAACATCTGCAGGCATAATAAAAGTAATATCATTAGCCAAGGTATCTGCTGGTCGTATCCGTAAATTATTAGATGAATCTAAATCATATAGTCGAATATCGTTGGCTTCTATTGTACCTTCAACTGTTAAGGCATTAGTATTAGAGTTAAATGTAAAGTTAGAACTAGCTTCAAAGGCTCCGTTCTTGTTAAACTGGATTTGTGTGTCATTGCCTGCTGGTGAATTGGCTTCTGATATTTCTTGGATTGCTCCAGAAATTTTAGTGTACAGCTTTCTATTGGTGGTATCAATAGCAATCTCACCATCAACCAAGTCTCCTGTATCCGGTGTACCACCACCACGCTTTGGTTTAATGATGTTTGACATTAGTAAGTACCCCCGTCCATAACAACCTTATCCAATGTAAAGAATGTACCATCAATACTAACATCTTGTGGACCTAACACAAGGTTACCAGCTAGATATAAATTCTTACTGGTTCCACCAGTTAAACCTAAGTTTAAGTGTTCTGTTGAAGTCCAAGCATCTTCTGCATCCTTCCACACAAACAACTTATCAGTAGCTCCCTTTAAGGTAATACCACCTTCATTAGCAGTAGCGTCAGTTGGAGCAGCGACATAACCAAGAACAATGTTTTTATCTTCAACAACAATGTTTTCTGAGTTTATATTAGTGGTCGTTCCGTTAATAGTGAGGTTACCAGTAATAGTAACACTTCCGCTTACAGTGCCACCAGATGTTGTAGACAAATAGTTAAGTGCTGGAATATCATCAGCAACCAAAGCTCTAAAGCTAGGAGTTCCACCAGAATCGTCTGGAGCGGCTAAAACATAATTAGCTGGTTGGCTGGTTAGAGCCATAGTAATATTACCAGAGCTTGTGATTGGTGTACCTGTTGAGATAAAGTTGTTAATGCCGGTAAGACCTACTGAGGTAACTGTACCAGTGGTTGTACTATAGTTCTGTGCTTTAACAAAGGCTGTGGTAGCAACTGAAGTATCGTTATCGCCTGTTGCTGGGGTTGTTGCTGTGGCGCTAGCACCTAAATTAACAGTGCCTGTAAAGGTTTTGTTTCCTGAGATTGACTGGCTAGAGCCAAGGGTAATATAATGACCCGAACCAGCAATAGCTACATATGACACATTTAATGGGTCACCGCCAGTAGCTGCGCCATAATAAAGAACACTATCAACTTCATTGTAAGCTACTTCACCATTAACTAAAGTAAGTCCACCTGTTCCAGCCTGTGCATTACCAGTATTAACTCTTCGTTTTAATCGTATAACATTAGGCATTATAATCTCCTATTAAAAGTTGCCACCATCTACAACATCTGTTTGTGGGACATTAACCCATGCGTTTGTACCACCACCAATATATCTTATTAAATCATTATTTTGAGGAAGTGGGACTATTTGACCAGCAATTTTAACATCGCTCATTCCTGCTAGAGTTGTTACTTGCTGTACAGCGTATGCTGTGGTGTTCCAACTAATACCAGTTCCAATCTTAAACCTATTGGTATCAGTTTCAAAACCAATTTCACCAGCAGCTAAGTTTGGGTTTGTAGCAGTCCACTGTGCAGCGGTTCCTCTTCTTACTTGAATTTGAACAGCCATAATTATTCTCCTTAATATGTATTATAAAAGCTATCTACAGCTACCGTTATTGTTGTATAATCAGGTGCTGGAGCGCCTCCAATGTTTCCACCATCAAGACCACCTAGGGTTCCTGTAGTGTTAATAAACTTATTTTTCCATTTAGAAGTGGCGCTATCCCACATTAATGCTTGGTTTGTTTGTAAACTTGAAACAGCGACATCATCAAACCATGTTAATTTTTGATTTTGCCAGTTTGCGTTATTGTTGAATGTACTATAAACACCCGCAAAAGTCATAAATAAACTCCATTAAAAAATTGTTTGACTAAAACCACCGTCTATTTGTTCGCCAATACCATTATAATTTTCATTAACAGCCCCGCCATCTATATTATTAAACTCATATGTAATATCTGCTGTTTTAGCGTTTACAAACTTAGTGCCATTCCATATTAAAAAACTACTTGAAGATAAAGTACTTCCTGTAATAGCTGTGTCTTTAAACCAGTTTAATCTCGGAGAAGTCCAACGGGTTCCGTTTTGAGTAGTGGGGTTATAAAGCTTAATAGCTTGGCGCATTGCTTCAAAATAAGCTGCAAAAAAAGGCACTACGGTGTTCCTCCATTTAATGTTTGTAAAACACCAGCATATGTTTCGTAATAATAACCACCATCTGCATTATTATAAGCAGTTGTTATTGTAGAAATTGGTTTATTAACCCAAGAAGCGTTACTAGTATTATAGGCTAAAACATCATTGTTTTGTAGGTTTGAATAATTAACATCTATACAATAATTTATACTCATTGGGTTTTGACTACCATACGCAACCCACTCTGCTTCATTGTTCATTATAGATATTAAAGCGGCTGTTAAAGACATATTAAATTATCCTTATATTACGCAATGCCCAGTAAAGTGGATTGTTGTAGCTGCTGTTAAATCAGCTGGATTTAAAGTAGTCATGGAAGCGTTGCCAGCCGTAGTTGTCTTATAAAAGAATAAACTATTTCCTAACCATTGTGCAGTTACATTTGTAGGCAGTGGCGCTGTTGCTGATAAACTCGACCAGTAACAGGTAGCCCAGCCTTGCTCACTAGATGAAAAAGGTAAATTTTTTATTCTAATCTGTCCACTACCTGCTGTTGTTATTGCACTTAACGCAAACCTTCCAGTAAAAAAAAGTCTATTACCAATTTTTACATAATGAATCGTGTTCTGACCAGAGGATAAACTATAAGTACCGTTTTGCGTATTACCGCCAAAATCAGTATTTAAAATAACATGAGAACCTTCTTTATAGTCATCTAAAGTATTAGCATCTGATGACGCATTTGCTGTAGCTGGAAACTTAATTTGACCGCCAGTTCCTAAATCTAAGGTAGTTGCTGGCGCTGTTGTACCAATACCAACCCTACCATTATCCGTTACTGTAACAAGATCGGTTATCGTTCCTGATTGATTTTTAGCAATACGGTACTGCCAGCCTAAACCATCAGTACCAAAGGTAAATCGGCTACTAACTGGACTAGCTGGAGTTGCTGTAGTAATAGTAGATGTTCCTTGTGTTTGGGGATTAGTACCAAAAACAACACCCGTACTAGAAGCTATTTGCAAGCAAGCTGAAGGGCTTGTTGTACCAATACCTACTCTATTGTTTGTAGCGTTTACAAACAAAGTATTAGTACCTACAGTTAAGTTACTTGATAGCGTAGTAGCACCAGTAACATTTAGTGTGCTTGATAAAGTAGTACCCCCAGTAATCGCAAGAGTCGTACTGCCTTTAATAGCGCCAGTAACATCCAGTTCTACTGTAGGTGATGTGTTGTTAATACCAACCCGATTATTGGTTGAGTCTAACTTAAGTGGGCTGCTAACTATGGTACTGTCTACAGACCAAGAAGTACCATCATATATGTAAGTTATACTTCCATATGGGTATTGTTGCCCTTGGGTAGGGTTTTGGGGAAATGTAATGTTTGTGTTTGGCATGTTAGTTTATTCCTTTGTATTGTTTTAGGTCACAAGTGGCGGAGTACACGCTTTCGTGCAGTCTTCTTTTTCATAGCCCTGCGCTGTTTGGGTGTGGGGTTGTCTCCACCGTACATCTTTAGGTACTCTGCGCGGTAGTCACGGGCTTCGTCTAGTTGAGTAGACCACCGTTCGTAGAGATAGGACGAGAAGGAGTGCAAAGCAATAGTCGTTTACGCAATGCGGATAGCGTATCCAGATCCAAAATAAGAAGGACTATTAGCCGCAACGAAGCCATCCCTTAAATTTATCACACCAAAATTTTCTCCGTTTGTGGTTATTTGATCAATAGTCACGGGAAAACTGTAGGCATTTTGTTGGAACATGAAGCTTTGGTGCGATATGAAGTGAATCCATGTCCCTTCACCGCCCTCCACAGTATTGGTATTATCTGCACTGATTTTGTACCAAACTTGGCTGAAAAAATCACCGATGCCGTTAGTGGGAGCAGGCTTGATTTTCAAGAATTCATTCGGTGGAACAGTCCACACCTTTGCCATGACGAATAGAAAATCTTCCGAATTATTATCGTTTTCAACAAACTGCATAAACACAAACCAAGTCCCCTGAGGCAAAACACATGCGTTGTCTAGATCACACGCCATTGGAATAACACAACCAACAGAAGGTAAACCACCTGCTATAGTGTTGTTTGCTTTAGCCATCACATTCGTAGCACCGCCAAAGTCACCAACCTTCAGCGTACCGTCCACATCAATGGTTGTGCTGGGAGACGCAACACCAATGCCCAATTTACCGTCTTTGGTCAGAATCATTTTTTCTGTCAGGGATCCAGTATTGGAAGTGAAGAACTTTAAGTCCCCTGCGCGGGAACCTGCGCTTCCGTCAACCAAAGACCCCTTGATGGATGCCATAGGGGTGTTGTTGTCCGATTGGATGTGTCCAAATACCAGACTACCGCCGCTACCGGAGTTGGGGTTATTACTTTCAATGTTCAGTATCGAATCATGCCCTCTTATCATCACATTACCATTCACATCCAGTGACGAGTCTGGAGTAGAGGTTCCAATGCCTACTTTACCGTTTGTTGTAATGTTACCTGTAACATTTAGTGTACTTGATAGTGTAGTAGCATCTGTAACATTTAGTGTACTTGATAGTGTAGTAGCATCTGTAACATTTAGTGTACTTGATAGTGTAGTAGCACCTGTAACATTTAGTGTACTTGATAGTGTAGTAGCACCTGTAACATTTAGTGTACTTGATAGTGTAGTAGCACCTGTAACATTTAGTGTACTAGACAGTATAGTAGGAGCTGTGAATGTTTTTTGACCACTGATTGATTGGACTGTATTGGTTTGAACTAAGAAAGGATTAACAGCTGGGTTAATAGCATTAGTTACAATTACCCAAGCATCACCAGCCCAAGCTCTTAGTTTACCGTCTTGAGGGTTGAACCAAATACCAGAGCGTCCTTCGTCTGGATCTCCTTCAATTACATCATTCTGAGCACCGGGAATATCTTCTGGTGCTATATCTTTAGTAATAACGCCGTGTCTAAATATAGCATCCGATATTTCTGATTTAGACATTGCATCACTAAGCAAACTACTAACACCTAGGTTAGTAATACGCTGACCATTCATATCAATATTACCACTAACATCTAGGAACGAACCACCTGTTGAACCAAGGAATGGACCATCAATAGCATCCTTGTCATACTTAATAATTACTTCATTATCAACTTTCCATAGCAGTTCTTGAAGGATGTTAATTAGTTGGTTTGAAGTAAGGTTTAACTGCCCACTTGTTAAACGAGAACCAGCTGTAAAGTTTACTAGCTTTTCTTCTGATAAGGTTTTTCTTCTAATGATTATTGTATCATTACTACCAAGATTTGGAATAGTAATAAAGGTATTAGCGTCATTAAGAGAAATATACTTACGGCCTAGACCTGTTGTTAGATTGAATGTTGTATTGGCATCAGCAATAGATGAAAACTTTAAGATTGAAATGGTCTTATTTGTTTCATTAATTGTGTACCAGTTCTTTGGTAACTTAAACATTCTTCGTCTATCGGCAATAGTAAACACAGTGTTTCCTGTTTTAGCTCCAGTAGCAAAAAGTCTTTCAACTTCAAGCTGGTCTATGTGAGGAATACCGGGAAGTAAGTCTATAGCCGAATAACTAACTGGGCCATAAGGAAAAACATTAACATCTAAATCATCGTATTCAACCGATGTTTGTGCTAGTTCAAAATTTGAGGGCATTATTTACCTTTCTTGTAAACCCCCACACCCCAGTTAAGAGAATGCGGGGGCAGGAGAACGGATGTTCTTATTAATTATCTAGTGTAGAATACTTACGCTTAAACTTACCATTGAATTCCATATTTGTAATGTTAACAGGTGTAACATAATCAGACTGAATCTTGATGGCTAAGTCTTGAGAGTATCCAAATATTTTAGCAATAAACTCAGCAGCTGTCTTTGTAGTCTCTAAGGATAAAGTATCTTGGTATATTGTATTGTCTGTTTGTTGTGCCGAGAAAAAAGATGTTAAAGACGATCTATTCTTTCGTGTCACAACAACATCAAAGTTACCAGTATCAAAACAACGGAATACGCCTGTTCTGATGTTTAACACACCATCAATAATATTGTTATTATCATCTCTAGCGTATAGAGTGGATAGTTCAACATTCATTGTATACTTAATACCAAACCAGATATTCTTACCAGCGTATGCAAAACCTTTTACAGGCCCAGAATAACCACTAGCAAATACATCTGATATTTGACCACTGACAACAACTTCACAGAAGTTATTGCTAGCATCGTTTGTAATTGATTTTAATGTAGGAATAAGACTAGAATCATTGCCCCAGTTATTACCTAACACAATGCAACACTTGGTTACATCTGTGGTATTAACTGTGAATGGGAGTCTAAAAGTAGTTTCAGCGGTTGTGTTATTATACTTTACATTCCAGTTAGAGGGGTTTGTAGAAGCATTATATTCGATTAACTTGTAATCAAGCAACCTATCTAATCTTGGTACGCTCGTATCCTCTAACTTTATTCTATGTCTTTCAAGGAAGTAGTAATATTGACCACTACTTGGCTTTGTTTCTCTCTTTGTTACAGCATAAAGGAAACTGCCAATAGAGTTCATAGACAATACTTCGGTTCCTGTTTCAAGAATATATCTATAGAAAGAAGATTGTAATACCCTGTCACCAGCTACTCTATTAACATAGCTATAGATTATATTCTTATTATCTTTGTCAACAAATAGAATAGTATCCTGAGGTTGGGCAACACAGGTAGCGCCAAATGTACTTGGTAAATAGTCTGGACATACAAAACTTGTTTCAATTGCTTGTGTAATACTAGAACCTTCGCTTGCAAATAAGGAATACATTCTCTTTGTATCTAAGAAGTATAACTGTGTTGACATTAACAAAGGTTGTATTAAAGGGGCAACCGAATAATATGTAACTGGTGAAATAGAAACTGTCAGAGGTGAAACATCTGAATCAGAGTCAGTACCTTGTAGTTTATACTGAGCATTATTCTTAGTTACAATAAACAAGAAGTCTTTAAATGGTGTTAGTGAATCCACTTCAGAGTATTTAGAACTTGAAGCACTTACATCTATTGGATCAGCTACATTGATCTGTGTGCTGGAGTCATCAATAAAGAAGTTAAAGTAATCACCTAGACGAGATGAGAACACTGTATCTCTAGCTGATAAGTATAGTCTATCTTTATAAACAGCAATAGCTGTAATCTCAGCGCTGGTTGCATCACCAGCATTACTAAAGACACTTGGGCCGGGGTTATCTGCAAACTTTCCTGAATACCGTGGTGTCCAGTTTGTTTTTCTAATAACCCAATCTCTGTCTAAACCAGCAGCAGTAGCATTAAATACTAAAGACTGTGGCATTCTCTTAGCATCTAACAGAGCACAATGATCTGGAGCGCGTAGTCTTTGTAAATAAGGTGTTCCTTTACCAGCTATAATGGTTGTTTCAGTTCCCCAATCGGGTGTAACTTGGTAAGCAGACTCTGATTGTGAAAAGGTTGTAATTCTATAATAACCAGCTGGAATTGTTAAGAAGCTGTTTTTAAAGAAATAAACTTTACCTCTACCATCAGGTAATCTTTTACCAGACACAAAAGTACCATAGTGGGGGTGGTCTGGGTCATGCACAAGTCTAAGCATTTGTCTAGCTTTATCGTCAACAACTGCTGGATTGCTAGTTACTAAAGTATATTTCGCATTAGTAGAAAACCAGTCATCATTATCTGGTGGTAGCTTTAAGCTTTGAGCTGTAATTAAAGACTGACCAATATACGCATATTGGCTATCCGAGTATTCATAATCAGATACTTCAATATTTGGTTTTGATATACCGCTAATTTGAGCTGGCGCTACGGGCTTATAACCCAAGAAAATACCTTCAGGATTATACTGTGGGTTAACATATACAGAGCTATAGTATGAAACAGGACGGCCAGAAATATCGTCTGTAGCGGTTACTGTGCCATCTAGATTAAAGGTCTTACCAGCTTTGCCTGAACTAAAGCCTGCTTTAACTTTCTTATTAAGAATAAGTAAAGTAGAAAAGACAGAAGAAATTTCTAGAACATTGTCTGGATCATAACCAAGGTTTTCACCGTAAGTAATATATGCTCTGCTATCCATGTTTATAACACCGTGAGACTTAGCTGTCCCGTATGAGATTTCGTTGTTTGGGTTTTCGATGTTATAAGCTGTCATATAGTTATTTACTACCACAGAGTCTGGGTCATTAGCGTCATATACAGCTGGAATAGCTGGATCTTCTGGATCCCATTGGGGTCTTGGGGTAATATCAGTCCAAGTAGCGTCTGGATTTACCTTGAAGACATAGAACAACTTATCAACTGGACCACTAGCATTGTAGTCTATAGCGATTAGGAAGGTATTATCAGCATTAATAACATACCAATAAAACCAAAGTTTGTGTCCAGCTGGGGCATTTTGTAAAGAAGTTAAATGAATGTCTGAAGCAGCGTTAGAAAAGTCAACTGTGCTTAGTGCGTCAAAGCCAGCTTGTTTAACTAAACGAAATCCAGCTCTTTTTTCCAATCCTTTTTCTAAAGATATAACAGCATTGTCAATATCTTGAGCTTCTGAAGGAAGTCTTTTGTTAGGCGCTTGCCGACCTACCCCACCATTTAAGGAAAACACAGGTATTCTAGTACTAGTGTTGGGTGATTGTGGGCCTCTTCTTTTAATTGGTGGCATTTAAACCTCCTTTAAACAGTTCTCCAGTATCTAAATCGTGTGGGATCGTAGGAATAAGGGAGTCTGCTAGCTGCAGTCCTAGTTCCAATGTCACCAGTTTGGAATATATTCCGTTTCTTGTCATTAATATCAGCTGCTTTTTGCTTGGCTGCAAATAACTGTTCTTGATAAGCCAAGAAAGAATCTGAAGCTTCATCACCTTGGGTAACTGCTTGATACTGACGAGTAGCCGTAGCCAAGATTGCTCGTTGTACTGTTGTTTCCAAGTTTTCCCAAGCTAACTTATAGATGATTTCAAAGTAATAATCATTACCAGTTACAGGAAACACATCAGTATCGTCTGTAATATTCCACATCTTAGGTGGAGAACCTTCTAAGAATCTGGCTGCAATTCTTTGGTGGTCATCGTTTGAGAAATGAACACTGGTTAACTCTACAGCAATGATTCCTGTTTCATCATTATCAGGCGTGGGTAAGTAGATCTTACCATTAGCGTCTGGATTAATTTTCTTTATTACTTTATTGCTAGCTAAACCCCGTAGTTGATAATCTGTAGATACCATATCTAAGACATGTAAAGAAATTTCAGTGTCAATACCGGATTCATCATTTAGGTCGGCTACTAGGGATTCACCAGCAGCCAAAAGCATGTTATTAACGGCCTGTAATTTAGTAATCATTCCCATAATAGCCTCCTTTAGTTGGAAAAGAAAACACGGTAGTCCCACTTAAGGGACTACCGCGTAGATAATTAGATCACCCCCTCTCAAGATTGTAAAACAAACAACAAGTGTTTCCTCCTTTCTTGATAGGGATTGATAGGTTAATTAAAATTAGGCAGTAACAACATACTCTGCAGTCATAGCAAGACCTGTTCTTAGAAGCGCTCTTGTATTTGTGTCAGTTTCACCACAAATAACTGCAGCAAGTTCTGGACGAAGTACGCCAGTACCCTTGAACATGCTAGCAACTGTGAAGGTGGTATTGCGACGAACATCATCAACAGTGTCAACCTTTAGACCCTGTAGATTTAGTGAGGCAACGCAATCCTTCTGGAAAATAAGAGCCTTAACCTGAGCGTTTCCACCTGTAAGGTTATAACGGGCTTCACCAATTTCGTTTTCACCATAATTTACAACTGGTAAGTGGTTGCTCTTTAAAATCATGCAACCCTGATACTCAAGAGAATCAGCCAGATTGTGCATACCCATTGCAAGTGGAGCACCAAGACCGCCAGCTTCAGCTACGCCACCAAAGAATGGACGGCCAGCGCCAGCATTAAGATCACCGCTTACACGGGCAACGCCAAGTGAACGAATATCTTGGAATGCGCGTGGAGTTACAACGCAATATACGCCTTCAGTTGGTGCGTTAATTTCTTGAAGGTGAACCATAAAGTCTTCAATTGCCTTAAGAACCTTAAGAGCTGCTGTAGTTCTATCAGGTGCGCCTGAGCCGCTATTGCCTAGGTGGTCAAAAGCATCGTCGCTAAATAGTGCCTGATTTGGTACAGTAAGACCAGTTCGTGGATCAGAAGCTAGTAAAGACTCTGCACCAGCACGGGCAATGTAAGCAGCAATCTGCTTATCACGGGTGTTGGCAAGAGTTAAACCGGCCTGACGAGCTAGCTCAGCGCGGAATTCCCACTGAGTTAGAAGCTGGTCAACATTGTCAATTTCAAAGTGAGCGGCCATTGGACGCTTATCAAGTTTAATTGAGAAAGTTGTTGAAGCTGAAGAACCGCCTGCGAGTTCTTCACCAGCGTTCCAAGCGGCCTTGAGAGCGACTGTGCCAGTTACTGGGAATTCTGCGGTAGTGCCTGAAGCAATGGTCTTTGGCATAACCATGTTTTCAAACATGTTATAGCGGTCGTAAGCGTGAATAACTTCACCGCTCCAGATTGGTAACCAAAGTTTGTTTGCACCAGCTGCGCCACCTGAAGTAGCGGCTGTTGTTGATGTGCGGTAAACCATATCGTTTGCGCCTAAATTGTCAAATGACATTTTATTACTCCTTAGAGTTAGTGTTTTAAATCAAATAAAAAGTTACGAGGATTGACTTAGCCAACTTACTGATTTTTCCACTAGGAGTCTTTGGGTTGGTGATTAGTCCTTGCTTCATATCCAGCCTAACGGGGGACTGTTGCAAGTATTCATCAATGTCAGAAAGGTAAACTACGGAAATCAGTTCTAGCCATGCGTGATTCTACAGCAGCCCGGAACTTAGGGTCCGTGTTAAAACGGCTGTTGTTTCTGTCCGCATAGAATTCCCGTTTAGTCTGATAGCCAGCAGTTGCCTGCTGTGTACTACCGACTGGAACCTGTCTACCTTTAGTTGGTTCCTTTTGCTTGGCTGAGTTGCCAGTAGACTTCTCATACTTTGAGGATAAACCCATAAGAGCTACATCCCACGATGGGGTAGCAAGAGCAGCATTTAAGCTCTTAATTTCTTGAGGGTTCATAGTCTGGCTAGCCCAGCCAAATAGTTCGGCAAGTCTTTCACGACCTCCGATAAGTTCAGCAGCTTTGCCGAAAGCTAGTTGAAGCTTTGCCTGCTGACCTTGCATGTATTCTTGAATTGCAAAGTCAGGCAGCTTTGTCTTCTGACGAATCTCATTCATTGTCTCATCGCTGAGAGCGCCCTTAACAGATACTTCAATTGACCACTTATCCCAATCTTCCTTAGTGATAGGCGCAACTTCAGGAGCAGACTGTTCCTTAGGAGCTTCAGCCTTATCAGGAATTCTTAGTTCCTCTTTAATTGGCGGTACACTAGGTTTCTCTGGGGTAGGTGTGGGTTTATACTGAGGGTTATCAGTTGTATCGTTGTACTTCTTTTTAAGATCAGCGATCTCTTGACGGCTCTGAGTATATGCTTTCTGCGCGTTTCTTAGACTGTCAAACCAGCTACCAATGTCCTTAAAGTTTTCAGGTACTGCGATACCATTACTTTGGACATAAGTTTCAAACGCCTTCCGTTCTTTTGCTGCATTAACTTCATCAGGTGATGCAACAAGAGATTGTTCTGATTGTTGAATAGCAGAGTCCACAGCGCTAGTCTCTGGAGTGTTTTGATATTCAAACTCTGGAGTCTCTTGTACATTGTCGTTCATTTTATTTACTTACCTTTCTTAGTAGTTTTTGTTATTGCCTTAGGACATGCCCTAGGCTGAGCATCTTTACCAGTTAATCTGGTAGTTGTTCCACAATTACATTTGAATTTGGATTTCATTTCCAAGATACTCTCTTTCCTGATTTCTTAGCGCGTACTCCCTTAGCAGTACACATAGATTTTGTTGGTCTACACGCAGGGTAAGAAC